CCCAGTCGGTTACCTCTTGGTAACCATCTGTGCCGCCAGCCACTTCCATGACTGCATCCACATCAGCAGTCGATGAAGCCTGCATTCCTTGGATGTATGTTTCCACCATTTCTTTGGGGTAACCCATTTGCTCTAATTCAGCGAAGCTGTCAGAGCTTAGTTCCCCTTTGCTGGAAAACTCTTCTGCGAACTTATCAAAGCTAACCGCTTCACCTTTAGGTTGTTCTTCCACATCTGCTTGGTCAGCATCTGTAGTTTCTTCCTGTGGTGCGGACAGTTTCTTTTCCAATTCTGCATATGACTTTGCCAAATCTTCGGGTGATTGAAACTTCTCTGGTAACCAATCTGGACGATTGTCAGTCGAGTTATCCTGCTGCGCTTCCGCTGTGGGGGGCGGGGCCTCAGGGCCAGTCTGTTGGTCGGTGATTGTTACGCTGTCTGCCATGTTAGTAATCAATCCTCGTGTTTTCACGGGGGGTCTTTACTGGCTCTGGCTTTTGGGGCGCAGGGCTAGGCTTGGGGGTTGGCTTGGGCTTGCTGCTCATATTGGCTTCCTAATTGCTTCACGCCTTCTTGAATTGCGTTCGGACCAGCTTGCTGCATCATTTGCTGCATCTGTGCCTGTTGCTGTTCTTGGGCGATTTGTTCTTCGGATTTAATCAATCCTTCTGTGTCGATGCCGAGGGCAGTCGCACGTCTTTTGATGTAATCCTGTAGGTTGATGTAACGCTGTAGGACTTCTGGCCCTAAGGCTTCGGTCATACCGCGAATGAATAAGTCTAATTTGCGTAGGTCGTGGCCACGGCCAAGAGCTTCCATACCTGTGACGATTGTAGGTTTAACAACATCGTCTGGCAGTTTTGGTAACTTGTTGGCTTTGGTAAGCACGTCCACCTTGCGGTTCACGTAGGGCAGCTGAAACTCTTGGGACAAGATGCTGTAGATACCGCTAAGGGTATCCTCTAGTTCACTTGCCAGATAGCGAATTTCCTCTGCTGTGACCCGCTCTGCATCACGCTGAACAGATGACTGCAGCATGAACTGCTGGCTCAATCGTTCTTCGATTCCGGCCATCGCTTGGTAGGCTACTCGGAAGTCGTTGTACTTTTCCATTTGAAGAACGGAAACGTCCTGACGGTTACCTTCGATGATAGCTGTGTTTTCTGCTTGAGCGATTGTCCGCATCCGTGTCGTACCGTTTGGATTGACCATAAACAGAACTTTGGCGGCAGCGGCTGCACCCTCGACGATAGCCTGTGAGAGCGCCTCTAGTGAGCGAAGGTCGCCCAGGAGTTCTTCTACAAAGCCTCGGCCATAATCTTCACCGTCAATGCGAGAGAAACGAAGTGGAAGGAATGGTACGCTTTCTTCGCGGTACTTACCCTTTGAGCCTTGTATGACCTCGCCTTTGACCTCTTGGTAAACGTGGAAGAATTGGTTCTTACGTTCAACGTAGGTGTAGACTTCAAGTGTCTTTTCGTCGCCTTCGAGTTTGCCTTGGATTTTAGCGGCGGTCGCTTTGTCCAAACTATTAGGGCTGACATGTTCAACTGTGATGACCTCAAGCACGTCACCGCTAGGGGACCGATTGACGACATAACTATCTAAATGGAACACTCGGACTTTATCTGGCCCAACGTGTAATAGCACATTACCACCTACAATCAGGTGCTTTAGTGCTTCGTGTACCGCAACTCTATCGCCAGCACTTTCAATCTCACTCATCACCGCACGTTCATATTCACCAAGTTGTTTCTCAACATTGGTACGTGCTTCGGGTTCTTCGGCCATTTGTTTGAGCGTGTACGGCTCAACCATAAAACGAAAGAACGGTGCATTCGGTGGCAGTAGTGCCAGCGAAAGTTTCGAGGCTAGGTTGTTCACACCACGAGCGCCGATGCCTTGGAAGGGCGTATACAAATCTGATGTCTCGTTGTGAGCATCGGGGGGTATCAGGCTTGGAATGGTGATTTGTGAACAATCTCTAGCTCTGTCGAGGTAAGATTGACGTGAGTGTTCAAGAGCGCGGTAACGCTCTTCGGCGTTTCCCATACTCATTTATATTCTCACTTACTAATTTGGAGACCAGTTTGTTTGGCCATGTTTGCGACCACTGGGTCTAGGTCAACTTTAAGTTGTGAAGTACCCTTAGCCTTTTTAAGTGTCGCACCTTTTTCAGCGTTAACACCGCTCTCAGGATTTGAGGGGTCATAGATATTAGACATCACTGGGTTCTGACTTCCGCCACTACTTGCAGCCGATGTTCCCATCACAGGTGCTGGTGCAGGGGGTGCTGGGGGCGGCGGTGCGGGTGGTGTAGGGGTAACTGCCGCTGGTGCTGGCATACTCGGAGTACTGAAAAAGCACATCGGCTATTCTCCTGTTAATTGTCGTTTAGATTGGTCTTCGAACTGTTGTCGTAAGAACTGGATTACGGAACGCTGACCACCACGCCACATTAGGTTTTCATAGGTTTCATTTAATGTCGGTGATTTCTCAGGGAAGCGTTCGTCGAGTTCGTTTAAGAGTTCTTCGGAAGTATATGGAAACATTTGTTATCCTCTTTAGTGCAACAAACAAAACTTGCCCTAATTAAAGGACAAGTCTTTTGTTATTCGCAGCTTTTCTGGCCAGTGTTGGGGTCAATGTAGCAAGCCTCTGCGTTTGGCTTTTCTTCAGTTTTGACCTCGTTCAAAATCCCATAGCGTTTACCCGCTGCACGGAAGGTCGTGATGCCTTTGCATCCAGTTTTCCAAGCATCGAAGTACAGGTCTTTAAACTCATCGTAGCTAACGCCTTCGCCAACATTGCAGGTCTTAGAGACTGCGCTATCCACGAATTGTGATGCCAGAGCGAGAACCGTAAGATGGTCTCGCGCACTAATCTCGTTGGCAGTGCGACCATGCACACCTTGGCGGTACGCATAGTCTTCGACCCGTTCCACTTGGAAGCCATCAAACTGTTGGATGGTTCGGTCATAGAAAAGAGAGAAGGGTGGTTCGATACCGCTGCTCACGTTGTCGGCGGTAAGGCTGATTGTACCTGTGGGGGCAATCGACGTCAGATGCGAGTTGCGTATCCCATTGACCCTTATCTTTGCCTGTACCCACTCAGGCAATGTCCGTACAAACCTACTTTTTAAAAATCTGTCTGCGTTGTAGAGCGGGAAAGAACCTTTCTCGGCTGCCAGTGTTGAACTGGTGAAGTACGTGTGGTCACGAAGCGTGGCCAGTATAGTCTCAGCAAAGTCCATGAACTCAGGCGAGGCATAGGGCATACCACACATTTCAGCCGCATTAGCCAAGCCAGTGATGCCCAAGCCCATACGGCGTTTGTTTTTAGCCTCAAGTTCCTGTGCGTGTAGCGGGTAGATGGTACGGTCAATGACATTATCCATAGCGCGAACCACAGTTGCGATGTCTTCTTCGTACAGTTGCAGGTTAAACGCACCATCCTCGACGTACTTCACGAGGTTGAACGAGCCAAGCAAACACGCACCATACGGTGGTAGGGGCTGCTCACCACAGGGGTTGGTGGCCTCAATGGTCTCACAATAGTAGAGGTTGTTCATCTTGTTGATGGTGTCGATGAACAGAACGCCGGGTTCTGCCCAATCCCATGTGGAACGCATAATCATATCCCACAGTGCCACTGGGTCTACCTCACGGTGGACCTCACCATCAAAGCGCAGCTGGAATGGTTTCTTTTGTTCGAGGCATTCCATGAACTCATCGGTGACGCCGACTGAGATATTGAAACCTGACAGCGAGGTGCCGTCGTTTTTGGTGGTGATGAACTGTTCGATGTCGGGGTGGTCAATACGGATGACGCCCATCTGTGCGCCTCTGCGGTGACCAGAGGATGCAATGGTCTGACAGACTGCATCAAAAATTTGCATGAACGAGACAGCGCCTGAGGCTTTGCTGTCTAGCGATTTGATACGGTCACCTCTAGGTCGCAGACGAGAGAAGTCGTATCCGATGCCACCGCCACGCCGCATCGTTTCAGCTGCTTCGGTTGCACGCTGCATGATGCTGTCCATGCTATCGTCGATAGTGCCAGACACAAAGCAATTGTAAGCGGTGGTTTGACGTGCTGCGCCCATCGCGTTTTGCACACGGCCAGCTGGGAGAAATCGCATGTAGCGCATGGCATCCTTGAAATCCTCAAAGTGCTGGGGGCTGGCCTTCAATGCGTTGGCGATACGCACGACCTTGGAATAAAAGTCTTCACCTGTCTGGCGGTACTTGGTCTTATCAATCTCCTCCGAGATGGGCAGGGATGGCCCGTAAGGTTGATTGTGGTTTTTGTTCATCGATAGTCACCATTTCCTTTGAGTTTCCCGCGCTTCTGGCGAGAGGCGAGTTTGTCTAAATTTTCTTGAGCGAGGTGGGAGAGAGATTTGTTATGCAGCCGTGCAAGTTCTGAGATGAACCACAGCACATCACCTGCTTCAGCCATCACAGCTTCAGCTGGATAGGGTTGCAGCTTGCTGTCTTTGCGCAGCCACTTGGCATAATGTCCTGCTAGTTCACCCGCTTCTGCCAGTAGGCCCAGCGTTAGGTATTCAAGTGCTGACTTGTCTGGGTAGACGGCGGTGTTTGCTGCTTGCTTTTGATACTCGTTGAGTTCGACGACCATTATAAAATGCCCTCTTCGTTGAGCATGTTGATACGCATTTCGCAGTATCGAATGGCTTTACATAAATCTGTGATTTCAGATTGAGTTTCGTCTTGGCCGTCATACATCTTCGAGCCAGCACGGCTTACATATTTGATTACGTTACCGCGCCAGAAGTCCATGTCATTGACCATGATGAACTCAATCGGCTCGACTGCATATTGCGCGTAGTGTGCAGGTTGGATTATTTGGTCTGAAAATTGGGTGTCCATGGGATGACCTTCCTTGTGTTAGTGTCAAAGTCTGTGTCACGGCAGATACGAGCGACTTGCGCTTGGACCAGTGCCACTTCTTCTGAGAGTTTCTGTTTTTTGAATGAGGCCAAAGTTGCGTCCCAAAGGTCAGCACTTGTGGTGCAATCCTTCAAAATTTTTTCGGCAGTTTTCGGGCCGACTGTAGGACAGCCAGCAAAGCCATCGACGGCATCGCCAGTTAAGGTTTGAAGCATATGATTGTAGTCAGCCTCGAACTC